TCACAATTAAGATCTCTCTTAGTCATACCAAGACTAGCACCAAACGAAAAGGTTTGACCACCAGCAGATATACCTACCGTACATAAGTCTTGCGACATACTAGATATAGCAGGAGCTGATGCACTAGGTACTACTCGTGAGTCACCCTGATAAGCATTGGTTGTATTGTTTGTGGTTGAATTACTAGAACTACCATTTTGAAAATTTGTAGTAGCAGTAGATGAATAGCCTCCTGTGATCGCAGTATTACTCCCACTAGAATTTACCTGATCATTGGTAGTAGCTCCATTAGAAGTTACATCTGCCAAAGCAGAGTCCATGATCCAACTAAAACCTAGTAACATTATTAAACAGATGCCTGCTGGTATTAGTGCTGATTTCATTTTTTACCTTTAAATATGTCCGCTCCTTTGAGACCATAGATACTAGCGACCACGCCAATAAATAATGATTGGTACCAGAACGGTAGATTAGAAAACTTATCAAAAAATATATCTAGCTTTTCTTGTATGTTAGGATCATCACTAAACACCGACCAGATCAATAAAACCACAGGGGCGCTCACAAGCAAAAGCACGAACTCGTCTTTCCATCCCTTGTCATTTGATTGACGTATAGCTGCTTGATATTCTACTTCACCTGATGCCATCTTTTGTGCATGTAATAAAGCAGCATCAGACATTAAAACTTTAGCTTTTTGTTTATTAGCAAATATTGAAGCCCCTGTATTTAAAACAGTAGGCAGTAATGATAACCACATTTTTTATAATAACCTTATGATATGAGATAGATTTAAAGCTCGTTCGAAGGTTTGTTCAGCCCATCTGCTGTCTAACATTTCATCAGCAGCTTTGTTCCATTCAGCTTCGTCTATTGCTTTAAACATCTTGTTGAATTTAGACACTCTTGGTCTACCCATTTGAAAGACCATTTCAATCAAAACACCCTCTATTTTGCTTAATTCAGCATCAGTTAAGCCTAGCATTAGCAAATGTGGTAATTTCTCTTTAATGAGCTTGTTTGCCCCCTTAACAGCGATATCAAAGTCTTTATCAAATAGCTCTGTTAAAAACTCTTTAGAATACTTATTTCCTATTTGTATATTGTCTTGTGGCAAAATCATATGACCATAGCCTATAGTGGCTATACCTAGTGTGTCATTATATGCAACATCACGGAAGCCTTCATGCTCCATGATTCGTTCTTTTAATTCATTCATTATTTTATTGTGTAACCAGTTGGTTGCGTTGAGAGGTTGGGTAGTTTATCTGGCTGATTTCCAGCTATAATATCTTCTAAGTTTTTGTTTATGTACCATACAGCAGATCCAATATAACTATCTCTAGTAAAGGTTTCTGAAATTTCTTTTAATGAGCAGCCAAACTGTAGTAATAAAGACACAGCTTTGCCTGAACTACGTAATTCTCTATCCAAAGTAGACTCAGACTTTTTAGTTTTAACCCATATAGCTACTGGAGTAACACCAACATTATCTATTAAGTAATCAACAGTAGATACTATTTGTTGATCGTCTATTAACATGCGCACATTTATAGAACGCATTCTATTTGGGATTTCCATTCTTGACACGTTATTCATACTTCTCTAGCAGCATCTCAAGATAATGAATAGCTTTTTCAATGTCTTTTCTTTTACCTTTATCACGATGCCTGGTTACATATTTAATTACATTACCTTCTATATAAGGTAGCTTATTAGCTATTATATATTCAGTAGGTTGAATCTTTAATTTAGAATAATGTGTTCCGTCAATTTGTTTTTTAAATACACTCATGGACAAATCTTATTCCATTTTCCACCTTTATTCAATACCATTGGTAATAATTTTGGTAAGCCATCTATGATAATACCGCAACTAATAATAGGTCTAGATTTTTGTGTTTTACAATACTCAAAAGCTAATGATTTAGCATCTATCAAACAGCCTACTTGCATACCCCAGTTTAAATTACTTGGATTACCCCAATACTGTATAGAGCAGCTAGAATGATAGTGTCCTTGTACTGTAGGGCAACCATATTGCTGTGCTACTTTTAATACGTTGGCAGCTTTACCATGACAAAAGTAAACCTGTTGACCATTAGACATAGTAATAAGCAGATCATCATGCCATTTCCAACCAGGACCAACTTCTAAATAATCGTTATAGGATTTAATAGCAGCTTTTGGTAAGCCACTAGCTTTCTGTTTACGATATACTAATGAGCCATGATTACTGTCCATCAGATCTACTTTAGGAAACAGTTTCTCCATAGCTTTAATAGTTGGTAGTGATTCTTTATGCTCATGCCCTGCACTATACAAGTCAGGATCAGAATCATGAAATGATATTGCATGTGAGTCTACCTCATCACCTATGTGTATTACACGATCAGGCTTATATTTTTTCTTTATAGCTTTAAGAAATGCGATTAGATCTGGATGGTGATATGGACAATGTGTATCTGATATCACCAAAATACATTTATTCATAAAATGATATAATCTGATTTGCTTTATTTTGTCAAACCAGAGTTCTTACTATTATATAAAGCATCTGAGCAAAGACAGTAGTACCAATAAACCAGACTAAAGTACGCAGCTGACGCATATCTTTCTCAATATGAAACAGGTGATTGTCCTTCATCAGGGTTAATCGTTCTGCTATTACGTCAACTTTGCCTTCTAGACGTGCAATATCTACGCTATTCTGTTGACTCTGATCCATCAGTAACTTCTTCTTTAGGCAGTTCAGCTTGAAGCTGTGCTGTCCAATAGTTTATGACAATATCCAAGTCACCTTTTTGCTCACCAAGTCTCATCAACTTAGCGTACACTGCTTTACCTTTGTCAGATAAGGTAGTTTGATCGTATTCTTTATTGTTTATTGTAAACATTTTATCTCCTCAGTTTTTAGCTAAGTGTACTTACATCAAAAGAACTGTCAACAGTTTCTACAACTGCGTCAGCAGTCCATACTGTGTACTTCTTATTGTACATATCATCCCAATGAGCTACGTCAAATAAACCAAGTATCTCAGCCTTAGTGTAACCACTAGGGGCTTTTGATGGCGTGTCTATTTTAACAGAATCACTGAATATGTGTGGGTGTGAGCCTTTGGTGTACTTATATTGTACCGACCATTCGATTACATTCCCGTCAGCATTTTTTTTAGGGATTCCTGATACCCATTCTTTAGTTGCGTCAGATGCGTGTGACATATTATTCTCCTTTTAGAGTGTTTATTTCTTGTTGTAGAGTTGTTACTTGAGCTGACAACTCTTGTACAGCTTTTATTAATGGCATAACATACATTGATTCAGATATACCTTGTTGTTTATCTGCGTGTGTTTGATCTTCATACCATCCTGCAAATTGATCTATACCGTTTTTATCTAATGCTGCTTTAACTTCTTGAGCAATTAATCCATGTTGTATTTCAGGATGTGGGTATTCAGTATCTTCAGGATTATATTCTGATAAACTAGGGTCTAGTTCAGAAAATGCTTTCCAGTTATAGGTAACAGTTCTTAGATCATTAATAAAATCTAATCCAATAGAATTGTCTGCAATATTTTTCTTCCATCTTTCATCAGATGAATGTGACCAAGTAGCATTAGAAGTAAAAGTATTTGTAATATAATTATTATGCATACCTATTCTAACTGTACCAGTTCCAGCAGCAGTGAAGTTAGTTATACCAACACCATGTCCAATAATTATTTCATTATCTACATTAGTGCCTGAAGCCTTTGTTTTATATCCTATATAAGTGTTGTGATCTCCTGTAGTAGTTGTTAATCCAGCATCATGTCCGATTGCAATATTAGCAATTCCACTAATTAGATTTCCTAAAGCCGAAGAACCTAGTGCTTCATTGTAATATCCACTAGTCATTTGAGTACCAATGGATTCACCAACAAAACAATTAGCACCATTGCCTGTTAATGTGCCAGTCATACAATTACGACCTATGGCAATATTACTGTTAGATGTAGTAATACCAGTTCCAGCTTGATAACCAATAGCTACGTTAAAATCACCAGACGTCAAAGCATCTAGTGTGTAGTTTCCAACTGCTACGTTGTATTCACCACCACTGACTGCCCCACCTATAGAATTTAATCCAATAGCTGTGTTATGACTTTCAGTATCAGCATTATTATATGCTTCTCTACCGATTGCAGTTATACCACCACCACTTGTATTATTTGTTGCGGCTTTAGAACCAAATGCAGTTAATTCGTGAGCTGTGTTTTCTTTACCAGATTCAAAACCAACACAAGTAGCATTACCGCCAGATGTTGTATTTGCACCAGCTAAATATCCAACAAAAACATTGTTATCTCCTGAGGTTAAAGACTGTCCTGTATAGTTTCCGATTGCTATATTGTATTCTCCACCAGCTATGTTTCCACCCATTGAATTAACACCCATTGCTAAGTTATGGTTTTCAGTAGTTGGACCAGGATCACCACCCATAGCACTGCCACCTATTGCAATATTATGCACACCAGTTGTAAGAGCCTGTAAAGTAGAATAACCAACAGCAGTATTATTATCATCTGTATTGCTACTAGGATTAAATGTACCTAATGCACTAGAACCTACAGCAGTATTTCTATCACCGACAGTATTAGTACCTAAAGAACCGTGTCCAACTGCGGTGTTAGTATTTCCGCTAGTTATTGCATCACCTGATTGATGGCCAATTAGAGTATTATAGCCACCTGTATTTATAGCACTACCAGCGGCATAACCTATAGCAGTTACAAAATCAGCAGTGGTTACTGCATCAAGTGCAGTTAAACCATAAGCAGTATTATAAGTTGCAGTACTATCTGTACCTGATACATCGTGAGTATAAATGGAACCTGTGTCACCTTGATAAAAAGGAATACCATTAAAACTAGTACCAGTAACAGTACTTGACCCAGTTATAGCACCGTCTACTTGTAGTGTAGATGCCATATCTACAGCACCATCAATGTCTACGATATCAAGGTTAGTAGTTCCATCAATATCAGCATCACCTGATATATCTAAACTACCACCATCAATTTCTCCAGTAGCAGTTACGGTTGTAGCAGTAAGAGCTTGTGCAGCTATTGTACTACCTGATTCAGCAGTAAATGTATTAGCTGTGATTACAAAGTCTTTAGCACCTGCTACATAGATATCAATAGTATCATCAGTAGGAGCTTCAATGTAAGTATCACCATCATCATCAAGGATTACTCGACCACCAAACGCAGCAGTATCTATACCTAGTTCAACTTTGGTAGGAGTGCCAGAAGCTAACGAGATACCTGTAAGGTTTACAGTCTGTGTAGTAGATGCGTGTGAAGATGAAGCAATAGTGCCTTCGACCACATTAGCACCACCATCAGTGATTCTAATCTTTCTACCAGGAAAGTATACGCTTGAGATGTCTGATGCAGAAGTTATAGTAATAGTATCAGCATCACCACGTGCTACTGTATATGTACCATCACCGTCACCAAACTCAAAATATCCGTCTCCAAGTTGTTCATACATATCTCGCATGTGACCCATGAGTTCTCTAGCAGCATTATTGACATTACTTGGTGCCATGTTTTCTGCAAAGTTCACAGTCATGTTAGCAGTATTGCTACTTGCTGTTGAACTAAATTTACCTACGCCTGTTCCAGCCATTTTGTTTTCTCCTTAAAATAGTGCTTTTGTTGGGTTTTGTATCAGCTCTCTTGTTTTAAAGGCTGATGATCTAGGAGCATTGTATTTAGGATGCCCTATTTGTCCTAGTATTACGTTTAATGCATCATCATAAGATAATCCATCTTCCATATATTCGTCTACTGCTTGGCTTAACCAAATAGGTAAGAATTTCTGTCCTACTTGACCACCAATTGCTAACGCTTTATCTAAAGCATTATCATCTTTCTTAGTTATTGAAGGACTCCAACCAGTAGTGAGGTATTCTCTGTTTGTCATAATCTCACCAAATGTTTTGGTTAAGGAGCCTAGTTTTTTTACGCCAGTTTTTTGCGGATCTGTCAACCAATGAAACGGTTCCATGTACTGTTTACTAAACGTCAGTACTTCTCCGTTTCCTAAATCTATTCTTGTAGGGTCTTTATTTTCTAATATAGAATGCCCTGTAAATGCATAGTTCATAGCATTAGCCAATGTTCCATACAATATAGCACCATTAATCAAATATGTCATATAAAGATTACGGTTTCTTTCATTAGCATTAAATGCTGGTATTGCTCTACCTGCCACTCTTAAGTTAGATATAGTCCAATCTGGAGCAAATAAAGCTAACTGTAAGTATGGTCTTGCACTAGGTTTAAATGCTGCCATTGCCATATCTCTTAACATTGGATCAGTAACTTCCATAGCTAATCTAGTAAAGTCTTGTCCACCAAATGCATCATTAGCAAACTCACCAGCATCTCTAGCTAGTATAGTTAATGGTGTTTTAGGATTTTCCATAACTAACTGATTAAGTTTCGCTAACCCAGTATACAGCTTCATGTTTGTAAAGCTGCGTTCCCAAGTAATTTTATCAAACCAGCGAAATACTTTTCTAGTAGGTTTTACACCTAAATCATTAAGTACTTTGCCCATAGCAGGTAATTTAGATACTGCATCTTCTATATTGTTAAATGATTTATAGAATGAATCAGCGCCTATATCAGTAGGTTTGTTAATAGTTAAACCATTTCTTACTAATAATTCTACTACATCTCCATAGTCAGATTCTAATACTCTATCTAAAGTAGGTTTGTACTCTGTTTCTAAAAACTTTAAAAATTCTGGATGATTTGGATCATCAGCTGCTTTTAACATTAAATTCTTTTGATTACTAAAAGCTTCTTTAGTCAATCTGCCTGCAGGTTTTAATCCTTTTAGTGGTCCAAAAGTAAGAAATACACTTTCTATTAAGGAAGCTGCATGAAAGAATGAAGCACCTACTGCAAATCGTTTCATAAAAAAATTAAGATTTTGTGAATGTCTAATAAGAGCATTAGGATCTTGTGCATCCATAACCATTCTTAAATATGGAATAGCATCTTCATGCACAAAAGCTTTTTCTATACTATATATTTCATCAGTTAATTCATACCTCTTTGTCTCATGATTTATTTTACTTATATAATTTCTTTTATTTAATATAGGATGGTCAAACTCTTTATATTTATACTTAATATCTTTTGGTATCATATTTAACTGTGTATGAATAATAGGTGTAGTCATACCAGGAAAATTATTTTCTTTAAGATGTTTTATAACATTACTTTCATTAGTAGCTTTACCAATAGCAGTTGCATATCTAGACATAATATCAAATACATTTAAGTCGCCATTATCAGTTGTTTTTGGCATATAACCCATTCTGATACCTTGTTCATATGTAGGTATAATTCTTTTTTTAGCTGACTTACCTAAACCACCAGTACCACCAAATAATTGTTTAGCAGGTACTACAGTTCCATCTAATAACTTAATATTTTGATTATCTATTTTATCTGCGTTATTAAAAGCTTTACCACCTGGTGTAGCTTCCCATTCTTGACTTATATAATTACGTAAATAACCTACTTTACTTTTTTTCTTACGCATTACTTTAGCCATACCATCATGAAACTGTGCAAAAACACCGCCTGGTTTTACTAAGTTCAATTCTTGTTGTGTAAACTTAACAGTAATTTTTTCTAGGTTATCATCAATATACTTTGATAGTTCTAAAGCAGCTTTTTCTTGACCTACTTCTGGTAATCTTTTAATGTATCTATTATTAGCTTCTAGTAAAACAGCTTTATTAAATTTTTGGAATGTAAATGTACCATCTTTTGCAATTTCTTTAGGTGCTTGCATAGCAAATACCATAGCTTCTGCTTTAACGGGATCAACCATAGTTTTTAAAGCATTAAATTGCCTAACTTTTTGTTCAACCTTTATAACATTGCTTTGCATAGATAATGCTATTTCTTTAATTTCTATTTGATTTTTTGCTTTAGCAATTTTGTCATCTACAGTACTTGTATCAAAAGCTTTTCTTATACCTTTTACTACGAATGGTATACTTGCAAAGGTTACACCTAATGTAGCAGCGGTAGCTAATTTATCTTCTTCTGCTGTAAGAAATCCAGCAAGACCACCTACGCCTGCTAATGAACCAGTAGATTTCCAATTAAACTCATTCATAATTGTAGCATTTTTAATTTTGTGTGTGTCTGCTGCTACTTGATCATCAATTACTTTACGAATTTCTTTAGTTATTACTGGTCCGCCTTTAGATGCACCTAGAATTTCATAAGTAGCTTCTTTTAATGCTTTATCTAAATCTTTTGGATATTTATCCATTTTTTGTGCTATAACTACAGCAGTCTTTTCTACTGTTACTCCGCTTTCTGCAGACAGTTTTGAACTTAATCCCCCCATCATAGCTCCAAAGGCAAGGTTAGCAGTTCCTGCTATACTAGCTTCGGCTATGGTTCTACCTGCTGAGATATCTGCATCTTCCCCTAACTGAAGGGGTATACTATATGCAGTACCAAAAGCAGCCCCACCCACTACAGCTGCGCCAGCACGAGCTAAACGCTCTGCTTTTACTGTTGTAGCTCCCACAGCTTTGACAGCTGCGTTTCCTAATCTTCCCCATCCTACAATAGGTATGGCTAATAAGTACGGATCAGCAAGGGTTGCATTAATTAACTCACTTGCTAACATTGATGGATGTGATATTAAAAATTTGGCTACTTCACTTGCATCAAATGTACCGCCTTCTTCTAATAAATAACTAAACTTGTTATATATACGAGTAGCTTCTTCAAACTCTTTACTACCAGGAGTAGCTACTTTTAATATTTCTTTAGCATCAGCAGCTTGTTTCTTCTTAGTGTTACCAGTAAAGTATTGATATAACGATGCAGGTAAAGATTCTTCAAACCACAGCTCTTTTAATGGTCTAATATTAAAGCCAACTTCTGGCATTTCAATATTAGGCATATCCACATTAGGATTTCTTTCAACCATTATACGTATAAATCAGGTCTAAATTTCTTTAACGCTTTCTTAGCTTCTTCTAATCCACTTGATTGTTTAATTTTCATTAACATTTCACTACTATCAATAATAGCTTCTTCCCAAGTATAACCACCTGGTGTTCTTTGATTAGATACAACACTAGCTGTTTGATGTGGTACAATTACTTCTGGACCATGTTCACCTACTAAATAAGGTTCTCCAGCTATTACTGTTCCTCCTTTAGCTTTTTCTTGTAATGTTCCTGACTGACTAAAAATAGAATCCCATATTTGATCTACATCAATATCATATTGACTGCCACCAAAGAATTGTCTGATAATACCATTTTTAGTAAACCCTTTACCTTTAATTACCATTTGTTCTGCTTTTTTAATATCGGTAGCTGATGGTGTTCCATCACCTGCTAAATCTTGTGCTACAAATAATATTTGTTCTTGAATTGCATTTTTAATATCAATTTCATCTTGATCTGATACACCCAAACTGTCTATCCAACCTAAAGATTTACTGCTTACAACTTTATTATATAAATCATAAGTTTCAGCAGAATGACTACCTGCATCTGTTATATCTCCAATACCCTCAATTCCAATGGCTTTATATTTAGCTTTTTGTGTTGTCGTTAAATTCATTGAATCTACATATTCTTCAAATGCTTTATCTTTATCCATAGATTTATTAAATTGATGTTGTTTAAAGTCATTAGAAATAATAGATGCATCTAAATTTTCTAAAGCTTGTTGTTGATCTATATCTAAACCTTTAAGATTCTTTTCTTTAAATGCATAATCAATCTTTTCATTTTTATCAGCATATTTAAGAATAATTTCAGCTTGTTCTAAGCTTACTTTATTTTTTGCTACATCTGTTTCTAAGTTAGACATATTTAAATTATTTTTATCGAAATAACTACTAGCATCAATACCAAGCATAACATTACCATATTTTTTAGATTGTAAATCTTCTTTTAATAAATCTATACCAATTTTACTTGATTCAATATCAACATCACCTTTTTGTAAATCTTGTGATGTTTTTAACAATTCTACTATTTGACCAGTTTCTTTAACTCTCATTAATTTTTTATTTTGATCTCGCAACTCTTGATTTGTTATAAATCCTTGAGTTGTTTCTGCAGCAGGTAATAGAGCTGCTCCAAGATTTTTACCCCCAGCAGCCTGTTGCATTAAAGATAACCCCATAATAAATCCTGAGTTACCCATCATTTGATCTATTTTATTTTCTTCAGGTTTTTGTCCTTGATATTCTAAAAATGCTTTAATAAATTCAGGTGCTTTTTCTTTATTACCTAGATCACCTGTTAAATCAAACATACCTTCTTCAGTAAGACCTTTTTTATTAGCAAGAAAATCATAAAAATCTGTTGAAGAATTACTTTGATTACCACCAAACATAGTTCCTTGTCCACTGGGATTAAACCCTTTAAAAAAATCAACCATTAAAATAATCCTCCTAGACCACCTAATATTGCTCCACCAGCTGCTGCGTATGGATTACCACTAAACACTGATGCAGCAGATAATCCACCACCTAAAGCTCCTGTAAGAGCATTATAACGTGGCTGTTCTGCAGCTTGTTGTGTAATTGGGAATCCAGATGCTATAGGTGATACAATACCTGCGTATTGAGCTAACCTATTATATGGAGACATTTGTTCATATTGATATCGTTGTAAATCTTCTTGTAACATTCTACCTTGTAAATCTTCATAAGCACCACCAACACCAGCTAATCCTTGAGCGCCTTGCATTGCTCTAGCATCTGCTGCTCCTTGCATTGCAGGTAATTGTCCTGCAGCTTGTAGTTGTTGTTGCTGACCAAATTGATTAGCAGCTTGCATAGCCTGTGCATTCATCATATCGGCAGCTTGTTGTCGTCTAAACTGATCGCCTTGCATACCCATCATAGATTGAGTTTGAAACTGGTTAGCGCCTTGCGCTCTAGCTAATGCATCTTGTTGTATGCCTAGCTGTCTATTTCTTTCAGATTCACTTAATTGTGAAGCTATAGGTGCATATGCTTGTGTAAATGCGGTTTGGGCTGCAGCTTGTGCGCCTGGACTAGTTCCAGTTCTACCCATACCACCAAACTGATCTTGTACAGCGTTTAGAGATTGGTTAGCAATACTAGATTGTAAGCCACTTAAATAATCTTGTTGTGGAGATAGCTGTGCCATACCACTATAAGTTTGTGTAGGTATACCAGAATACTGACCGCCTGCACCTACATTACCTCCAAATATACTTGGAGCTTGTCCTGCAGCATAACCAGAAAATACATTTCCAGCTTGTTGCATCATTGGTGATCCAGATAATTGATTAGTAGATAAATTCTGTAATCCTTGTAAACCTTGTTGTGTTTGTTGTGCAAAAGGTACTACTGTAGATCCAGGATAATATTGTGAACCAGTTCCAGATTGATATAAGTTTGAAGCTTCAGTTAGTATATTATTTAAATATGGTTCTGATGGTGCATAAGGTGATACCTGATTCTCTTGTGTAATTGTGTCTCCGCCTCCGCCTGACATATTATAGTTTCCTTTCGAGTAAAACGTGTGTTTTCTTAAATTGATATTGTTTTAGGACTCTTTCCCATCCAGGTCTAGCCCATGATTCTACGTGTGTACATTCTTCTGATTTAGCCCAATTAGCTATTTCATCCATTACGTGTACCCATTTTTTCATTTCACGACCAGTAGCAATAAATACATTACATACTTTTGAATTTGGTCTTTTTAATATTTGTGTAATAGCTGTACAATAATGTGATTCTTCAGCATCTTTATCCCAACCTAACCACAGCTGCATTGTTTCATCTAAACAATTAGATTTAATATCTGAACTATTATAATGTTCTCCAGATCTTTCTAATGCTAAATGAATGTGTTTATCTACTAAACCCCATGCTTCTTCTACATTATCTGTAGGTATTAATATTGCTTTGATCATGTAATTTCTAAATAAGATACAATTCCAGATATAACATCAGCATTTGCTGCGGTAATTTTTAACACATCTCCTGCTTCTAATATCATAGATCCTTCTACACCATTAACAGTTGTACCTGTTGATACGGTATGATTATACACAGTATAGGTAGTACCACCACTAGTTACTGATAAAGATACTAAAACATTTGAGTTGTGGGTACTAGCAATCTGGACTGATTTAACAATAATAGCAGTATCGCTTGGTGCTGTATAAATTGTAGTAATACTAGTGCTATCTAAAGCAAAGAATTCATTTTTATAAGTATGTGCCATTACTCAATTCCTTCATCAGTATTAAATGTTTTATATGGTTCTTTACTTGCTGTCTCATTAAATCCATCATTAAGATTTTTATAAAATTCATCTAATGCATTATGCTCACAATTTAAACATTTGCAAGAAACACATGCACCATTGTTTCCACAATGACAACTATGAAAACAATTTCTACATGCATCTACGCTAGAAACCATGCTACTACTTCCTGATTTTCTACATTGTGATATGTAATAAGTTGGTTAACAACATCTTCTGTTACTAATTGAAATTCGTATTGTGGTAACAACACACCTTCTAAACTAGCAGCAGGATAATTGTAAATATATGTTAGGTTTAATTTACTAGACATTACCAGCCGCCACTACTACGACCAGTAGGTCCTGTACTACCAACTCTACCAGATCCAGAAGCTTCAGGTCCAGAAGTATCTTGTCCTGCGCCTCCACCTTTTTTATCTCTTTCTAAATTACGTTTATTAGCAGCGGTATTAGCTTGATCTGCAGCTGTTTCTCTTGCTGCAGCAGCACCAAATGGACCTTGAGGCTGAGAACCTCCACCAACAGTTCCACCTGGACCTGTTGTACCTTTTGGCGCACGATATCCTCCACCAGCTATCTCTTTTATTTTAGCAACAGTTGAAACTTTTTTTCTTTGTATAGCTTCTATAAAATCTCCTAATATATTTGCATCTTCTCCATAAGGACTTGCTTCATAATCTGGATTATTATAGCCAAAATATGCACCTATTAAATTAGGATTATAAGTTGGATCAGGAAGATTTTGCATTGGACCTCTATCTCCTCCACCTTGTCTTACTGCAGCATTAACCATTGTATTTAGTGGTAAAAAATTACTATTATTTGCAGCTTGTGGCGGTACTCCTGGTGTATAACTTAAATAATTAGCAACTCCAGATGGATTCATAGATGTAGCTCCACCACTAAAATCACGTGTAATTAAACCAGGTTGAAAATTATTAGCTAAAAGATTTTGTTGATATCCAGGCATTGTTCCTGTGAAACCTTGTAAATAATCTGGACTACCAAAACTAGAATTTTGTATACGTTGTTGTAAGTCTGCTGTTTGTGGGTTGGTTAAAAGTACCATTATCTATATCCTTCATTAGTTGCTTCAATGTCAATACCTTGTGCATCTGACCAAGTTGTACCTGCTGGTATTGTTAAATTAAATTTAAAATATCTTGCTGATTTACGCAATGGTATATTACCAGTACTGTGCATAGTTGATGTACCTGTCGTACTAAAAGAGTCAGCAACTCTATTACGATGGCTTAATGTTCCTATAGCAGCACTTGTGTCTACAATAGGTCTAACATTGCTTATTAATGATCTACTAGTTGGAAATATTTCTGTTTCTCCAGTACCTATTTCAGCAGCTAATGTAGCGCCACCAAATGATCCTAATTTATGACTAGTATTAAAAGCACCTAAAGATCTTAGACCACCAATAAATACAGGGTTATCAAGTGATACTGTTATAGCATCTAAATCATCTGTACCTGATGCTGGATAATCGTCTAGTTCTTCTAATGTAAATCCAGGTGATAAGTAATCAATAATAATTTCATGATCTAATTCTACTATAGACCATCTTTCACTAGCAATATGATAGATAATAATTTTATCATTTTGTGTACCTGCATTGTTACCAGTTGCAGATGGGTATGACCACATAACTAATTTGTTTTCATGATCGTACGATGCTCTAACTCGTTCTCTAAAAGTAAACTTAAGATCATTATAAAAGAAACGATCTACTTTATTTGCACCTATAGGTCTTGATGAATTACCATCAGTAACATAAAAACCATCTTCAGATAAGAAGTAAACTAAGTTACCTACTTGTATTACGTTTTTACCTTGTACAGCTCCTCTGTTATCTTCTATTCTTCTAAATTGAAATACAACATTACCGCCTCTATAATCCATACGAGTAATACGATTTTCTTGAAAGATTAAACCGTATTGTCCACCAGTAATACCTGTAATAACACCACCTTCTGGAAGTGTTTCAGAATCAGATTGATTAGTTCCTACTGTCCATGAGGTTGCACTATTAAAACTAGACCATTGTACTTTGTTTTGTGCATTAGGTTGAAACCCTGTAACTATAAAATTACCTACCACAGCAGCATGTCTAAATACTGGAGGTGATCCAGCAAGTGCTGCAAAGTCTGTAGAGCTATCTAGTGTCCATGCTTGCGGAGCATCGTCACCATTAAAAGCAATAACTACTTCACCAAATCTAATAAAATCCCAATAGGATTCTGTAGAAAAACTAAAGGTAGTTCCTCCACTTTCATCTACAAACGCATTAGATGTTAGTTTGTATAACTTAGTAGCATCACCTGCAAATATAGACACAACACCACTATCAGACTTAAATGCTTTACCACCTTGACATCTTGCATCAGTTCCATTGCTAGAAGTAGCAGCTATATCATTAAATGGTCTATAACTGTTAACAGCAGGAAATACATTCCTAGCTTGGGTAGCTCCTGGATTGACATGGTCTGGCAGATCTGGCAGCCATTCGCCAAAAGGTAATTGCATTATACGTTATCAAAGTTGTTAATATTAATACCTGATCTTTGTATTAATGGTGAGCCATTATGTTTTTCTTTCTCATCCATTTCTCTAATTTGGTTTATACCAGTAACAAATAGTTGTTGCCATTGTGCAACAGTATCTGGTGCAATACCCCTAATAAAATTACTCGCATGATAAAGACTACCATATAAATATACAGCAGGATGATTGGTGAGTATAAAGTTAGTTGTGGTACTAGCTGACAGGGAGTCAAATGCCTTGTAGTACACAAGGTTTGCTGTGTAAGTTGTATCAGGGGTAGGGCTGAAACGAAAGTTGGTACCTTCAATGCTATAAGCTTGTGGCGTACCTGTTCTAGTAGAACCTCTCATATCAAACTGGTTGTATGGTGTACTATAAGTAAGTTTAGTTTTACCATTATTATTTAGAAAGAAACTTCTTACTCCTAAAAATCCTGTAGGTAATGCTTCTTGTTCAGCATCTATACTAACAGTTTCAGTAGTTTCCATAGATCTTATACGCAGCTCTCTATTAAACTCTGCTTCACATAAAGATATAAAATCTGGTATCTCACTAGTTAAATCATCTCTAGCTAACCAATTAGCAATAGAAGTTTGTAAATTTGCATAATTATCTAAAGCCATTATAGTTTCTTATCTCCTACTCTAAAGTTTTCAAACTCGTTACTGTTAATCATTCTTTTAATTATAGAACGTTGATCTTCTTTTTCTACTTGCCACCAATTAGAGTGTCCAAACAATTCTTTACATTTAATTTGTAAAGCTATCAAAGGTATTTGAGCTATACGTTGGAACTCACCTTTTTGTTCTCCAGCTCTATGATTACGA